CGCCGGAGTACGTAATCCGTCCTAGGTGAGTTGTTGTGTCAACAGTTGCGTTGCTTGGAATCCTGACCTTGATTCCTCTGATTAAATACTTGCGCTGAGGGATTGCGTTGAACTGTCGTGAGTCAAACCGCAAACCAACTAAGGCGCTGTTTGGATAACGCAGCTTTGCGTCAATAATTTCAGTAAGGCTTGCCCAGTTGGTCTTGTTCGCCAGTTTTGTGCTGCTGGTGTCTGCAGTACTGCGAACAACTTTGATGTCTACGGGGAAAGCTCCAGACAATGTGATCAGATAGTCACGCTGGTACTGGCTGCTGCTTTTGCCGCTGATTGTATCTGACTTGACTGTGTTAAACCCGCCCCCGTTGTATTGAACTTGGATGCTTATGCTGACACTTGTGCCAACAATGTCTCCGTCATCTTCAATTCTTTGAAGGGCCGGGATTGTGATGGTCACACGGACACGATCAACGTCTGTGTCAGTGATCTGCCTAGTTACAGAACTGGCGTTAGTTACCTCTACGCCTACAGATGTTTCACTCTCTACGTTGGCAAAAACGCCAGGGATGTAAGTCTGTGCCTGTGTGCCGTTTCGGGTGACGACAGTAAAACCTGAGAAGTTGTTGTTACCTGAGGAATCTTGTATAGGCGTTCCATCAAGGAAAACGCTTTTGTTGCCATCGTCTAATCCTTCAATTTCACCTTCGCTAATGAGATCAAGGACGTTGCCGAACTGTTTTGATTGAAGCGAATCATCCTGTTCAGTTGGCGTGCTGCTGCCCCCACCGCTGCGGCCTCCACCACCGCCGCCTTTACCGCCGCCACCACCGCCGCCGCCAGCGCCTGCAATGTATTTGAATTCAGCCATTGTCAAACCTGATCAACGTCAAGGCCAGCGGAAATTACTGCCCCGCCGACAAACACGCGCCCATAAGCTATGGGCACGGGTACGCCTTGCCGGGTGGTGTTGACAACACCGCTAAAGCTGTTGGATTCCAAGCGTGTTGCTTGGTCCTGTTCAATCAACCCCGGCGGCTTTGGTGTTGGTGAAATTATCTGCGCAACACCTGTGAGAACCAAGGCAGCACCCATAGCAGACAGCGCCGTGCCAAACGCCGCAGCGTTTAGAACGCTGAGGGTTGATACTCCGACAGCCGCTTGCGCTCCAAAAATACTTGTAGTGCCGAACAAGCCTGCGCCAGGTAGCAAGAAAGAAGCAGCAATCAGGCCAACGCCGAGCAAAATCTGTGTAGTTCCACCGCCTGATCCCATCAAAACTGGCGTGATGCTGAAAACTTCTTTTTCACTCCACGGCGCAAACAAACCAGAAACGTCGTCATTGTGTACAACTTGTTTCCCAACGGTTACTCGATAAGCAACGCCGTTCTTTTCGCTATCAACAAGCCATTGTTGAAGGTTTGGAAAATTAACAACCAGAGCGCGGACAGCTTGAGCAGGGGTATCAGCTACAAATTCAAACCGGCTCTGTCCTAACTGCTCTCGCAATGCGCCGTAGACCTTAACGACTTTCATGCCTCAAGGCGCACGCAGTGTTCTTCAAATAATACCCGCCGAAAACGTCCCTGCTAGACAGCCTCCCCTGAACGTGGTGCAAAACCTGCTGGTCCCCGATGTAGATCGCTGCATGGTTAGGGACGGGGGAAGACAACTGCATCAACAGAGCATCGCCCCGTTGCAGCTCTGACACTGGGATGCGGTGAAAGCCCTCTTTTGCAAAGTTGTCTAGATACAGGTTTTGACCGTTCTCCCACCACTGATCACGCCTCGGATAGTTCTTTAGCTCAAGGCCCCATTCACGCTTGTACCAGTCGCGGCACAGGCTGTAGCAGTCAACCGTCCCATGAGCAAACTCACGGCCTACGTAGGGCAACTCAAAGCCTTCTGGCTCGCAGTAGCCCCAGTTGCCGGTGTTGGGATTGATGATGTGCCAAGGCAACCCGCTTTGCTCACACGCCACCCGATCAGCCTGTGATGGTGCGTGGTTTGTTACTGGGTGACTATGGACGACGGCAACGATCTCGCCTTGGTCTTCTACTGCTGCGTAATCCAGCGGGTCAAGCGCAAAATGCTCCTCAGGTGTGACTGCCAGGTTTTTGCATGGAAAATACTTGCGGCGACCTTTGACCACCGCGACTAGCCCACAACATTCTTTAGGGCTCTCCTCGGCGGCGTGTGCCTGAATCTTTTCTATCAAAGTGGGGGGCAACATCATGAGAGCAGCCCCGCTCCAGGGAATGACCCGAATGGCAACTCGCCGTTTTCCCCAAACCTTTTCTTGCAACTACTGAGCCGCTTGCCGCACTTGTCTTGAGCTGTAGTGCTCACACTGTCATCATTTACGTCGAAAAAGTCGCTACCGCTGTAGCTGCACTCTGAGCTTTTGTATTCCCACTGGCAGATGTTCGCCACAACTTGACGGTTCGGGAGTTGCTTGTTGTCTAGATCAAACTTGCTGGCTAGTTCGAATGTCACTATGTCTCGGGTTTCAGTTGCTTTACGGTCTACAAACCATTCTTCAACAGGGAATGTCGCGTAGGGATCTGCCGCAGTTTCGCCATCAAGAAACCGTTTCAAGGTGCGGATCCTTTTGATCTTTGCGCCTGTTAAATCGTTGCCGGGGGTTGTTGCGTTGACCCCAAGCAACAGCGCCGTTATTGCTCCGTTCAGGTTGGCAACGGTCAATGTGGGGCGTGGCAGCGTGCCGGTGTTTGTGTACTCAAAACCCTCTGCCTTGATTGGCAAGCGAACGTAAGAGTTGCCCGACCAAACAATGTTCCCGTCCACATCTGCGTTGCTGCCTGCATGAAACCGCAAGATGTCAGAGCCTCCATGCAGCGTGCTGTCGTAATGCAGCTCAAACAGCTCAATGATTGCGTTCAGTGCCAGCCCTGACAGGTCCGCATAAACGGAACTGATTGCAGTCCAGACAGCAGTGTTATCGGTGATTGTGCTGCCAATGTCAGTCGGCCAGGTTGGCTCTGAACTGGCTGACGTTCCAGCCGTGGTGCATTTGAACACCAAGCCGCTGTTCTGAGTAACGCTCGCACGACGGATGTCGCCAACAGCGAACGCGGTACTAGCAGCCCAAGCAGCAACAGCCATTACGGTTCAAAAACTTGCCTGAATGTTGCCTGGATTGTGGCGCGATTCAAGTATGGAATGGTCTTGTTCCATGACTCACAAACGAACTTAGAGCTGCTGGCCTCCCCTGGCGGTGTGAAGTCAAAACTCGCGCTGTCTGCAGCTCTTGCGTCTAAGAACGTCTCGATGGTGTCTGAGTCAGTTTCGGTGACGTTAAAAGTCAGGTTGAAAACTTTGGGGTTCTGGTTAAGGCCAAGGCTTGTGCGTTGTTCGTAACCATCACCGAAACGCACCGTGCGCGTGGCTGGTGCGCTTGTTTTCTGAATGCCGTAAGCAGGCGTGATTGAGGGAAAGGTTGCCATTACGCGAGTAATCCTCCAGGGCGTTTCTGTTTGATTAGCTCAGCTTGGACAGCAGCGCCGAGCATCTTGCCGAGTTGTCCTGCCTGATCAGAATCGCCCTCAACACTAGAGCCAGAGGCGTCTACGTTTACAACGATGTTAGAGCCGCCTAGGGCGCTGTTTGGCGTGACGCTGCCGGTCCTGCCTGGCGTAAACAGCTCAGGGCCACGTTCGCCCACCATGTAAGAACGGCCACCCGTAGCCGTCCCACCGTCAGCCAAGAAACCGCTAAACAGGCTGCCAAGCAGTCCGCTGCCTTTTGACAGGCCGCCTCCCATGCTGCCAAAGAACAACATGTTCTTAGCGACCATCAACAGATCGTTCGCCAAGTTGTTCAACAGGTTGGATGCCGATTCAGCCAGCGTTTTAGTGCCATCCACAGCGCCCTTGAGTGCATCGACAACGCCGTTAGCAATGGTGTCAGCGATGCCCTGGTACCGCTGCGCCAGTTCTTTAATGCGCTGTGCTTCTGCATCCTGCGCTTTTTTGAGGTCCTCTGCATTCTTTTGCTGCTGGTCTGCTATCTCTTGGTTTCTTTTTTGCTGAAACTCTTTGACTTCTAAAACAGTGAATTCAGCTCTGAGAGCCTGAATGCGATCATCAGTTATCTTTTTGCCAACAAGTTCTTCCTGTGCCCTTACGTCTCTGATCCTCTGTTGCAAATCAATCATTCTTGCTTCTTCCTCGTTACGAGCGAACGCAATTGCTAACCTGTCTTTGTCTGCCTGCAACGCTGCTAGAGCGTTTTTTTGCGCAGTTTCCCGTACATTTTGTTCGTTTTTGTCTGGATCAATGGGGTCCGGTTTTTCAGGCTTAGGGGGTTTCTCTCTATTTGCAATTCGGCTGCTCAGAGTTTCTAGAATGCCCTTAATACGCTTCTCTGTCGCCTGTTCTTCTTGTTGGTCGGGGAAACTCAATACCCCAACTCGTCCCCCCATAGCGTTTTTACTTTTCTCTTTTCGTTGCCTTATCAAAGCAAGAGTTGCTTTTTCAGTTGCAAGTGCTTGATTCAACTGCTGTTCTGTGCCAGTCGCTAGAAGGGTGTTAAAAGTTTCTTGCGCTTGCTTAGCTTTGTTTACTTCAGATACGTAAAAAGCGATTGAACCAGCGACAGCAACAAACGGCAACGCTAGTAACGCTAGCTTTAGAAGTCCGACGCTAAAAGTTGCCAAAGTGATCTTTGCATTCGCACCCGTGACGGCTGCCGCCAACACATCTTTTCCGGCTGCCGCCGCTAATGCTTTTTCGCCTAAAGCCGCAGTCCCGCGTATCGCAGCAGAAAGAACAGCTCCACCACTTAGTATTCCTAAAGCTCCAGCTAATCCTTTTACCGCTGGGGTCAAAACCCCTACGCCTAGAGCTAATAGGCCAACAGCAACAGTTGTGTCTTGCACAGGTTTTGGCAGCTGTGCAAATCCATCAATCAACTCGGTTATTTTTTCGATCAAGGGAGTAACGACAGGCAAAAGCTTTTGGCCTATCGCTACGCTTAATTTGTCTACCGCGTTCTCAAAACTTTTGAATTTTTGTACATCTGATTGCTCGATCAACTTTTTAATTTTATCGCCGCCTTCTTTTTCAATTCTCTTTAATGCACTAATCACTACCTTTGAGGTTATTTTACCTGTCGCCGCATAGTCTCTTAATTTGCCTTGGGCTACACCAGTCTCTTGACTAATGGCTGTGAGCAGCCCCGGCACCTGGTCGGCAATGCTGTTAAATTCATCCCCCCTCAGAGCCCCCGAACCTAATGCCTGAGCGAGTTGTGTAAACGCTGCACTTGCTTGTACGGAATTAACTCCACTTAACTTTGCAACCGAATTAAAACCAACAAACGTAGATTCGATGTCTCGTAACGATACGCCGAGAGGTCTTAGTCTTGCAAAAATATTTGTGATGCCTTCAGCCGCTTCGCGATTACTGAGGCCAAAAGTTTTCGCAGATCTTGCAACAAGCTCCTGTGCTTGTTCGAATTCTCCATACTCACTCGTAAGCAGCTTAAGTCTCGTCTGCAAGTCGTTAAAAGAGGCCGCAGCCCCAACAGCTTGTCTTGCAATTAAAGTAAGACCTATGCCGGCGATCGCAGACTGAAGTCTGTTTGCACCTGCTTGAACACTGCCAAAATTAGCTCCTAACCTTTTTACAGATCCGTTGACTAGCCGCAACTGTGCGACTGCTTGCGAGGCATCTACCCTCAGCCTGATATTAGATTCCGCCATACCAGCCTGAGCAGTGCTCTAATCTTACCGCCGTCTTGTCTTTGCGCGATCTACTGCCTTTTCATGCTCTTCGTTTTTTATTTCATAAAACGCAGCAAAATGAACAAGCTCCGCATCGGTCAACTCCGTGCGAAGCCTGCTAACAGTCATGCCAAGCTCGCAGGCCAGGAAGAACTCAAAAGAAGTCCACTTGTCCTGCTTTAGTCGTTTTTTGCGTCATCCAGCTCAGCTTCTTCACCGATGCCAAACAGGAACAGCTCAATGTCATTGAGGACAGATTCAGGCAACTTGCGCTGAAGCTTTTCAGCGTCAGCAGCCGCGAAGGCTTTAGAGCCATCCTCAAGCTCCGCCATTTGGCAGAGCATTTGTGTGCTGATCACTAGAGCCTCTTCAGACCCGGCGTGACTCTGTGCTTTCTTGCGATCAGCACGGGTGATTGGTTTGAAGTACAGGTCAACAATCTTGTCGCCTGCTTCATTCTTTAGTTCGTACTTGCGGCGCTGGTTGAGATCAAACGCCCCAACCAGCAAGTCAACCGTCCGTTCAGTAGCAGGCATTTAAGCGACACATTTGCCGCTTAAATATAGCCCACCTACTGGAGGTTGGAAGTGATAGTGCCGCTGGTGATAAAGCTGCAAGAGGCAACTACAAGTTCACCAACAGTGGAGCTAATCTCCATGTCGGTGATAATCCCACCAAAGGCAAGAGAATCAGTGCCTGAAGAACTGCCAGTCGTGAACAACTCAAACGACGCATCTGCCGCGTCACCTGTTTTCACTACGTCCTCAATAAAGGCAGCCTGACCGGTTGCGTCTGGGTCGTACACCAGCTCAACAGTGCCGGAGCCGCTGATCATGCTGCCGACAAACTGACGGAAGGTGTTGCCATGAACGCTGGTGTCAAGCGTTTCTTTTGTAGTTGTCAGGCTCCAGCTTCGGGTGCCAACAACTGCGCCAAGACTGCCTGACCCAGTTTCAAACTGGACAGAACCGGATTCACCTCGGATGGTGGCCATGGTCAGAGTTCCTCGATGGATTCAAAGGTCACACGGACCTGTGTTTGGAAGTAGCCCTCGGGTGCTGGTGAAGCCAGTGCCTCTGGACCAATTGGGGCGTCGAAGAAAACCCCCGACACGTTCACCCTATTGTAAAGGTCACGAATGCGTTTTCCAATAACGTAATTAGCCCCAGGGCCTACGCCTTTGCTAGAGAAAATGTTGATCACAACCAAGCCAACAATCCGGTTTCGTGAGTTTGCAGACAAGCCATGGCTTAGGTATTCGCTTGAACCAAAGCTGGTTAAGCACTGAACGAACGAGCCGTTAGGGGTGGGCTCAAACGGCATGTTGTGAAACACCACCGGGGTTGGCGGGGTCTTGGCTAGCTCAGTTGCCAGCCTGCCTTCAATGGTCGCCCTGATTGTGTTTAGATCTGCCGCAGCCATCAGCCTCTCCTAATGATCTTTTGATACTCACCCTGAGCCCACGATTCAAGCTCTTTGCCAATCAGCTCAGGGAAACCAGCAACAGTGCCTTGACGTGTCCTGAACTTGCCTTTCCAAGAGGGCGGCAGGTTGGTTCCGTAGCAGACAGGCTCGGCATACTCAACATTAGTGGTGATCTCTCCTCTGTAAGGCTGAATATTTGTCTGCCATGATCCGCGAAGCTGACCGCCGGTCGGACGCTCTAACAAAGCTTTTTTGAGCGGAACTACCTTGCCGTTAACCGTAAAAAAGTTAGGCATAGCATCCAACTCTGCCTGTGAGTAGTTGCTCAAAGAGAAAACAGGTGTGGCCTTTTTGACCCGTTTTGTCCATTCCAGCGTTGTCACCTTGACCAGCTGCCGGATCTGACCATCCATGTAGTTGCCGATCTGGTCTAGCGGTATCTGTCTTGCCATCGCTATGCCCTCAGAATCAACTCGTAAGTGATGGCAGTGTTCTCTTGCTCAGTCGTTGTCACGCTGATGATTTGATGAGCAACACTGCTAATCAGCACCCTGTCTTTTGTTTTAGGGGCAGAGTCCAAATCTTTTGCGGCAACCGTTAGACGCTTGTCACCGGCCTGGATCAGCTCGTTCGCCTCTCTGTTGACCACATCTTCAAGAATGCCTTTCACCTCGCTGTCGCTTGTGGTTTCACCTACTTCGCCTGTTGTTGCGTTGTAAGTGCCAGGCGTGATGAACCTGATTGTTACGTCGCCACCAAACTTGGTGATGACCTTGTCAGCGACATTGACCAGCGAAGAGGCAATGCCCATCAGAGGTTATAGGCGAGGCAGGCACCGCTAGTCAGCGTAATGCTGGTGATGATTCCGCAGATCTCTGTGTCGGCTACAAAGGTCTC